GTTTAAGACTGCTTACAGGCATATCCCACACTTTGCGAGCTTCAACGCCTTTTTCCTGAGCAAACTTTTTAGCATCGCACTCTCCGCATACGTGGTATACTGCGTTGGTTAAACGCTTAGGGTCCATGTTGCCTTTATCTCGATTAAAAGTTTCACCACAACAATCGCACCTCATGACTAGCACAGTCTTTTTACGACTATAAGTGTGCGTCTTTCCCTTCTTGCTGACCCGCACATAGTGGTTTTCTCTAAATTCAGTACCTAAGAACATAATACTATTTACATTAAGATTATAAAATGGGTTTGATAAATATCATATCGAGGGCTACTATGATCACTATATCACCATCAGCAAAAATAAAAATCCAAGATTTGCTCGCAGAAGAAAACGATCCCAACTTATCATTACGCACATTTGTACAAGGCGGAGGCTGTAGCGGTTTTAGCTACGGATTTACCTTTGATTCGGAAAAGAACGAAGACGACTTTGAAGTAGAGTGCGGTGCATGGAAATTACTAGTCGACAGTATGAGTATGCAATATCTTCAAGGTGCTGAAATAGATTATAAAGAAGAGCTAATGGGTAGCAGTTTCACAATTAAGAATCCAAACGCAGTTACAACTTGCGGTTGCGGATCAAGTTTCGGAGTTTAATAAAAAATGTCACAACAAACAATTGATATTGGTATACAAGGTAATGACGGCACCGGCGATAGTATCCGTGATTCGTTTAGAAAAGTTAATGAAAACTTTACAGAAATATATGCTATTTTTGGCGCTGGCGGCACTATTCCGTTTACAGCACTTAGCGATGCTCCTAGCTCTTATACCGCAGGACAGATTTTTTATACTCAAAATGTAAACGGAACTCCTAAGATTACAGCTAGAACTATTACTGGTACAACCGGTGTTAGTATCGATGCTACTACAGATCCTACGCAATTACGAATTGTTGGACAATTATCAAACTTATCAAACGATAGTCAGCCACGTTTGACACATGCTATGGACGCAAACTTCCTAGCAATTGGTAATATTCCAGATCCTAGCGATGCTCTAGTAACTGCATTTAACAGAAATTTCCAAGGTATTTCTACTACAACTATTAATCAATTACCAATTAGCAAAGGCTATGCAGATGCGCACTACTTGGCGGCTACCAACGGAACTAACGTAAGTGGTCCGGTTCGTGTACGTAATGAACCGGTCAGCCCTCCAATTAGTGATCCAGATTATGATTCAACTCTGAGCGGTAATTACATAGCTACTGAAGCTGTACAACGTAGACATGTCACATTGCGTGACGGCGATACTATGACTGGAGCACTGACACTAAGCGATCACCCAGGTGCGCTAGCAGGGTCAGGAACTCCAAATAGTTCAGACGATAAGCAAGCGGCTACCAAGTACTATGTAGATAACAAAACATTTGCATCAGGTATTAACTTGTATGTTAGTACCACATCAGGTGATGACACACAACTAAAAACTCCAGCAGGAAGCGAAGGACGTTTTTGGAACTATGCATATAAAACAATCGGCGCGGCCGCACTTCAAGCTCAGAATTTAATTAGTTTAGCTAGTCTAGAACCTGGTCCATATCGTCAACGTATTGCATATACTATTAGTCCTAACCAATATTTTAGTACAATTAGTAATGTAAGTTTATCAGGTGGAAATAACACTGTCCAAGGTTATTTAGATGCCGCATATTTGTTAGAAACAAATAAAACATTTATTCAAACAGAAACTATTGCCTACATTAACAACAAATATGTTAATGCATTTAGCTACGATCAGTCTAAATGTCAGCGTGATGTGCAATTAATTCTTAAGGCTACTAGCGAAGACTTGGTACTAAGCACAAACTTCAATAGCTTACAAGCTGGTACAGCATACTTTGATTCACAATCTGCTAACGTAATTAACAACCAACTAGTTCAAACTATTGACGGTATTAATCAAGCATTGAATCAAGTTTTGAGTTTTGCCTATAACAGTACTAATTTAACTGCTTACCTAACACAGGTATTTAATGCTCTTAATATAGACATGTTATATGGCAGTAACTATCAAAGTATCATTGCAGGACAATACTATTCTTATGCCAACACAGGTGTTACTGCATCTGAAATGGTATCTGCTCTAAATTATTTAAACACTCAACTTAACCTTGTATCAAATGTATCAGGTAATAACACTATTCAAACATTATTTTTGAATAACATCAATACTATTATTACAATCATTCAAGGTGGAGTAACTCCAGCAGTAGTACTTCCAAGATTAAACGGAACTACTTCTTCTAATGCTACATTTGTATCTTCAACAGGCGCCACTTCTGCTACTACATTGTTATTGAATAATATCAGTTTCATGGAGGCAGAAATCATTGCCTACTTAGGTGCGCAATATCCAACATTATCCTATAACAAAGTAACTTGCAAACGTGACGTAGGATACATTGTTCAGGCTATTGCCTATGACCAATTGTATGGCGGCAATAGTAGTACCATTTATGCTGGACAGCGTTACTGGTACAATAGCACTCAACAGATCGCATCTACTGAAGTAACTGCTACTGCCGCGGCCATGACCTATCTTGGCGTACTAATGCAAGCAGTTATTACAAATCAAAGTCCTGCTCAAGTTTATCAAACTGCTGTAATCCAATATGAGAACCAAAGTTACTCAGGCGGTGCCGCACAGTCTAATACAATCGCTAATTTGATTTCAATCATTAGCGGAACTATCGTAAATGTTACTGCAACTGCAAGTAATAATTCTTATATTACTGCTACCAGCACTACAGCACTTAGTGTTGGTATGCCAATTACATTTGCCAGTGTTTCAACAATTACACTAAGCGGTTATGTATCAACAGCAGGTACTGGTCCTTATACTGTAACATTTGCAATTCCGACACAAACAACTGCTCCTACTACAGGTATTTCATACACTGTTGCTGGTAACAGTAATACTGGTTACAACGGTGTGTTTACTTGTACATCAAGTACAACTACAACTATTACACTAAGTTATGGAAATAGTAATCCAGGTTCTTACGGATCAGGTACTACCACTGTAGTTCCATTCTTAGGAAACATTACCGCAGGTCAAACATACTATGTAAACAGCATAGTTAACGGAACAATATTCACAATTAGTTCTACTCCTACTGGAAATAGTATATCACTAGCGAACGCGGCATTGTCAATTACTGCTAGCTATGCTGGTTTAATTTCAGCTAACACACCACCAAGCATAGTGTACACTACTTTAACCAATGCCGCGGCTGTTCGTTATAGTGCTTATAACGCTGTTGTTGCAGTGAGAGACGGTAGCACTGGTATTATAAACCTAACAAATAATTATCTATCTACTACCTATCCGTATATCAACAGTACTGCGGCTCCAGGCGCTGTTACAAAGATTACAAATAATTTTGGAGTGGTTACAAATGTACTATCAGGAGGTCTAGCAAATAGACCAACCTTTACATTTACTGCACCAAGCTCACTAGCGGCCAACATTGCCAATGCGGCTACTTTAATTACTAAAAACTATGTGTTTGTACAAGCAGAAATTTTAGGCTGGATTTATAATCTATCACCTGCATTTAATTACGTAGCATCAAATGGTGCTCAGTTGTTTGCAAAAGATATTCAATTATTAATGGAAGCTACTGCATACGATTTAGTATACGGCGGAAATAGCGGAGCATATACTGCTTCTACACAATTCTGGTATACTAATAGTTCTAACGTAGTAGTAAGCACTATTGATCCTAGCGAAACAAATATTAAAAATCAGGCACTTGCCTATGTACAAACTCTAGTAGGTAACGTTGCTACTAACACAAGCCCAGGTAGTAGTTATCAACAATACATTACAAACTATGTAACATTCAGTAGCAAGACAGGCACTGGACCGTATCTAGTTACATTAAACTTAGCTACTACTAGAGTTATTCCAATTCCTGTTGGTACACTTGTAACACTACAAGGACAATCAACCACCGGCTATAATGTTACAGAATCTGTTGTATCTAGTACAGCAACAAGTATAACATTGAGCTACCCAAGCGATCCAGGTGTATGGAGTACTGTAACCCCAACTAGTTTTGTAATTGCGCAATTTATCGATACTATTGATTATCCAACTACTGATGCATCTGGTCTTAACACAACTGTAAGCGGTTTAGTCAATGCCGAATGGACTTTAATTACTAGTGTTATTGCAACTAATGCGTCACAAACTGTCACTTATCCAGATTTAACCAATAGTGTTTATGCACCAAGCGGTTATGTAGCTGTAAGAAACGTTATCAATAACAATGCGACTACTATTGCACAAGCTGTTACTGCATATCTAAACGCTACTTACACAGGTGGATTTAGTTATAACCAAGCTACATGTTATCGAGATGTTGGCTATGTAGTTGACGCTATGGTCATCGACCTTATCACTGGCGGTACTTATCAAAGTATCAATGCAGGTAAGAGTTACTACAAAAACTCTAGTGCTAAATCAATTGCAATTGGTACACAAAACAAAGAAACGATTGATGGATTAGTTTTTGCAGAATTGTTAATGCAACAGGTTTTAAATCAAACTACTGCTAACCGTTATCAAACATTAGTAACACAAACTGCTTTTAATAGTAATAAAAATGCAAATAGCGGTTATAGTGCAAGTGCAAGTTATGTAAGCATATCAGGTAAAACTTTAACCGTAGGTACAATTACTGGCACTGTACGTGTTGGCATGATTGTAACTGGTACTGGATTCACTGGCGGGCAAACTGTTACTGCCGTTAATGGAACAACCATTACACTAAGTGCTACTAGTAACTCAACACCAAGCGGCACTATAACATTTACATTAACTGCTTACACCACATTCACTAACAATTATAATACTATGTTAGGAATTATACGTGGCGGAGTGAGTGCGGCTCCTACTCCAAGCTACGGTACTGGTGTATACAGTATTTCATTTACTAACGGTGGCAATGGCAACGTTGACCAAGGTGTTACAGGCGATATTAAAATCTTAGCTGGTAAAATCTTACGAGGTATTAATAGTGGTGTAACTGGTTCTATTATTAGTTACACACAAGGTGGCACAGCAAGTAGTGATACAGTTACACTTGTACAGACTAATACTGGTTTCTGGCAAATTATTCAAACAACTGCCACTGGTACAAGCGGTCAAAATACTATTACTGTGGCATCGGCTACAGGAACAACTATTGGTACTGGTTTAACAACTATTCAAGTTGGCATGGGTGCAACAGGTGTAGGCATTCCAGCAGGTACAACTGTTACAGGAGTTAATGGAACAACTATTACACTAAGTGCATCGTTGTCTTCTAATCTAAGTTCAACTAGTGTAACATTTGCTGAACAATTAGAATATGCAGAAAGTGTTGGACAACAACAAATTACAATTCAAGTTGAAGCTGGTATTTACTACGAAGACTATCCAATCAAAGTTCCTGCTAACGTATCTATCCGCGGAGATGAATTCCGTAGAACTATTGTACGTCCATTAGATCGCGTATCACAATCACCATGGCGTGGCATATTCTTCTATCGTGACAGTATTATTGACGGATTACAAATCGGTCCTATCAATAATGGTGCAGGTGCAACTGACTACTCTCCTACTGTGGCTATTACTAGTTTTGCAAGTAAAACACAAAGTGGATCAAATTATCTAGTTACATTTAATATTCCAAGTTCTTATGGAGCACCAAGCACAACTAATACCTATACTATTAGTGGCAATACGAATATTTCTTATAACGGTACATTCGCTTGCAGTTCAAGTACTTCTGGAACTATCACTTTGACATATCCAAGTGATCCAGGTGTCTATGGAACTGCAACTGTAACTTATATTAACAACCTAGTCAGTGCTTCTCTAAGCGGTAGTTCTGGTGCAATTACTATTACATTCAATGGTAACACACAAGCTAGTGTAAGTTGGTTAGGCTATGTATTCCAATCAAATGCAGTTGATCAATATGGCAAACCAGGCCAAGCTGTTGTTAACAGCGTGTCAGGTAACTTCCTAAATGCTACAGTTATCTATCCGTTTGCTGTGCCTGGCACATTAACCATTACTGGATTGTCAGGAAGTTTCCAACAGGGCGAAACTATTACCCAAGCAAGTACAGGTGCTGTTGGTATAATTACAGGCATCTTAAGTGGAAGTATTACCTATACTCCTACTACTGGTACTTTTGTTATTGCTAATACAGTTGTTGGTAATACCAGCGGTGCAACTGCAACTATTACCGCAGTAGCATTGTCAAGCATCGCGGCTGGACAATGGCACCTTTATACTACTAACAACTATGGACGTCATTATTTGACTAATCCAATTTTACCAGAAAGTGCAACTAACCCAGCAAAGAACAACAAAGAAATAGATATGTTCTTGTGTAACGATGCTGTTCGTATTAGTAACCTAACTGGACAAGGACATGGCGGTTTCATGATGGTACTTGACCCAGAAGGTCAGATCAAATCTAAATCTCCTTACGGACAAGTTTGTACCAGTTTCTCTCGCAGTTTAAACAAACAAACATTTGCTGGTGGTCAGTTTATTGACGGATTTACAGGACGTTTATTTGGTACAATTACATACGCAAGTGCTGACGGTTTCACTATAACTGCAACTGGTGGTATTAACAGCGGTTTAGATATTCGTGCTCCGCAAGCTCCTTGTGCATTCTATGTAACTGGTAACCGTTATCAAATTAATGCCATTACCAACTATACACAAATTTTTGATTCTAATAATAATGTTATAGGCGGAAGTGCTACATTCTCAATGAGTGCGGCTACACCTTGGAATGGTGGAACCGGCCAAGCCATTAATATTGAAATGGGCGGTAACAAGTCAATGCTTGCTAACGACTACGCTCAAGTTAACGATTTAGGTTATGCTATTCTAGCTACCAACGGTGGTATTACAGAACAAGTTTCAACATTTACCTACTACTGCTGGACAAGTTTCTGGGCGTTAAACGGTGGACAAATTCGTTCTATCGGTAGTTCAAGCGCACACGGTACATACGCTTTACGTGCTACTGGATATGACGTAACCGAATTACCAAATGCTGTTAACTTATCTAACAACTTGGCGCAGACTGCTCGCATTTTCAATCCGCCAACATTGCCACAAAGTCAAACAAGTAACCAGTTCTATAACAACATGAACACCAATAGTACTGCTGTGTACATTATTGGTTACGACTACTATCCAACTAACATTAGTGAACTAGAAATCGATCACTCTATCGCTGGTAAAGGCGTTGTAAGATATCAAGTTAACAGTATTAGCCATACAACTGTATACGTTCCAATTAGTCAAGTTGGTACAGGTTACGCAGTTAACTATGTTACCTATACATCAAACAATGGAACTACTCTGGTTGTTTCAAGCACAGCGGGAGTTGTAGTAGGTATGACTGTGCGCGGTACAGGATACAGCCTAGGGCAAAAAGTTGTTACGATACTAGCTGACGGTGTATCTTTAATATTGAACGCAGGCGCAGACAGCACACCTAGCGGTTCTTTATACATTGGTGATATCGCTACTATCTCAGGTGCAAGCCTAGGTGGAAAAGACGGTACATTTACAGCAAACACTATTAATGCTAGTAACGTAATCACTAGCGTAAGTACTCTAACTGCTGTTACTCCAAGTAGTGCAATTTTAATTATTCCGTTTGGAACTACTGGATACAACACTAAAACAGGTACTGGTCCATACTTAGTTACATTCACTATTCCTACACAGGCTTCGAGTCCAACACCATCGGCTGGCTGGACCATATATGGTTCAACCAATACTAGCTACAACGGTAGTGTTACTGTAACTGGTAGTACTGTAAATTCAATCACAGTACAATATGCTAGCGATCCAGGTGTGTTTAGTCAAACAACAAGTGTTGTTATTATGCCTCCAGGATTAACAGTAAGTGGTAACAGTAAATCAGGAAGTGCTCCAAACGTACTAGTAACACTTACTATTCCAACACAAACAGTTGCTCCATTAGTTGGCGGTTACTATACTGTTGCTGGTAACAGCAATGCAAATTACAATGGTTTATTAATTTCTACAGCAAGTACAACAACCAGTGTTACTCTACGTTATGTAACAGATCCGGGTGTTTATGGATCAGGAACTACCACTGTAACATTTATGGGTTCAACTATTGCTGGTCCAAATATTCCATTTGGAACTACAGCACTGGCAACTTATACTAATAACCAAATTATTCTAAGTGCAGTAGCTACTGGAACAAGTAGTGGTAGCGTGTACACAACTAATTCAGGTAATGATATTACTATCTATATACAAACATTGACTAACACTGGTATTAGTACGTTTGCCTATAGCGGTAATGCCGTAACTGGTGGTAATGGATCTTATACCAACGTAGTCTCTAGCAGTAGTACTGGCTTTGGTGAATATGCTTATTTCAGTATAACAGTATCTAATAGTGCTTACAGTGCAGTAACACTAGGCGGACAAAACGTTCTATCATTGAACCTAAGTACAAGTTCAGGATCTAGCGGATATTCAAGTACAGGTTTGGCAGCTCCGTTGTATGATGGCCAGTTGATACAAATTCGTACTCTACAGAACTTTAAGTTCTTTAATATTAGTAACGTTAATCCAACTCGTCCAAGTACTGCGGTACAGTTTAATGATAACCTAGCTAGTATCTATCGTGTACTAGCCTACAACTTAACAGAAGCAACCAATGAGATTCTTCCTCCACACGTTGCTATTTTAAGTAGTGACCAATCATTTGCTTACTATATCTTCCAAGCTGATCCAGCAAATATTACTAAAGTTGATCCAGTAGACGGCGGATCAAAGACCATGGGTTCAACTCCTGGCGATACACGTATTGCTGTAACAGCGTTTGGTCCACAAGCATATATTGATCAAATTAATAAAGGAACGTATGCATTTGCATGGGGCGGTCGTGTCCACACTATTAGTAGTTACACACCACCAGTTACCACAACAATTTACACAGGATATAATCCATCTGGTAGTTCAGGAACTACCCTAGTAGTTGGTGGTACATTTACTGGTAACACAGTTTTAAATCAATCTACTATTAGTAATGTTTCAAGTTTTACAGGTTTAGTAATTGGTGAAGTAATTAGCGGTACTGGAATCCCAGCGGGAACTACTATTGTTAGCACCAATCCTAGCACTAATACAATTTCATTAAGTACAACTGCATCTGCTAGCGGCACTGGAACTACATTCACTTATGGTGGTACTACAGGTATGTTTGCCGGTATGACCGTAGCAGGCACTGGATTTACTGGTGGCCAAACTATTTCTAGTATTACAAATAGTACAACACTAGTATTGAGTGCTGTTCCAAATAGTACTCCTAGCGGAACATTAATATTCAGCTATGCAACTATTCCGTATATTACATTAGGTAGTATCAAATATAACATTGCCAACAGCGGATCACCTAGTACAACTACGTTCTTAACACAACAAAGTAGAGGACAATATGCGGCTACTTATGTTCCAACCGGTAACGTGACTGGCAATATTGTATCTGGTAGTACATACATCAATGGAGTAAGCAGTTTAACTGGTATTGGCGTAGGTAGTACAATTACAGGTACTGCTGGTATTCCTGGACAACAAGTAATAACTGCAACTGCTACAACACAAAACGTTGCAGTAGGAACAAGTAGTGTAATTAGTAGCGCAGGTGTTCTTACTGTTGGTACAGTGAGCTCAGGCACGTTTGCAGTAGGTATGCAATTAACTGGACCTAACGTTGTCCAAGCTCAAACTAATAGTGTAAGTGGAACAAGTGGAAATTCAACCACTGCAACATTGACATTGGTAACACCTACACCTACGTTAACTGCTACAACACAAACTGGTTCATTCCTAACATTAAGTAGTGTTACAGGACTTGCAGTTAATCAACAAATTATCTTTACAAGTGTACAGCAAACAACTACCGCTACCAATACAACTAATGCTACATTTAGTATAACTGGATCAACAATTAGTGGAACAACATTAACTGTTGGTACAGTTGGTTCTGGTACGGTTGCTATTGGTTATCAGTTAACTGGTACTGGTGTACTTGCTGGAACTTATATTGTTGCTAACATAGCAGGTAGCGGTGCTGGCTCAACATGGTTAGTCAGTCAAAATCATACTATTTCAACTGGTTCTATTTCAATTACTGGAACATTGAACTCAATCACAGTATCTAGCACTAGTGGTATGGTTGTTGGAGAAGCAGTTACATTTGGTACTGCCCTAGGAAACCTAGCTACTGGAACAACTTACTATATTTCAGAAGTTATAGACTCTACTCACTTGAGTGTAGTTTCAGCGTACGGTGGTACTTCTAACTTTGTGGTTACAACCGCTAGTGGTTCAAGTGCAGTAACAGCAGGCGCTTCTTTTGGTAACGTTGTTAGCGGAACAACTTATTATATACTATCAGTCAATACTAGTACAAATCAAATTACGATGAGTGCTAGCTATGGCGGTAGTGCATTTGGTCTAGTGAACAGCGGAGGAGCATGGACTAGTGTTGCTGGTACTCCATATGTTGTCGGCGGTACTATTACAGTAAGTGGATTAACATCAACTGGTTACAACGGTACATACACTGTAACTGGTAGTACTATTACAACAGTTAACTATGCTAATACAACAACTGGTGCTATTCCAAGTGTTAGCGCAACTTATAGTACAGGTGGTGTGAGTACAACTACTATCACTGTAAGCGGTGTAACTGGCGGTACTATTGCAGTTGGTATGACTATTTCAGGAACTGGTTTTGTCAGCGGACAAACTGTAACCAGTATTATCAATGGCACTAGCTTTACTATTAGCGGATTTGCAGATAGTCAGCCAAGTGGTTCGTTAACATTTAAACAATATGGTTTTGTAGCAAGTAGCGGTCCTACATATATTACAAGTAATATCAGCGGCACTGGTGCTGGATCTACATGGCAGACTAGTACCAACCTTGCTGTTGCAAGTACTACAATTACTGGTACTAATAATATTGTTACATTTAGTAACTCAACTGGTGGTTCTGTTGTAGCAGGCAATACTGTTATATTTGATCCAACTAGCGGATCGGCATTTGGAGGACTAACTGCTGGATTACAATATTATGTTAAACAAGTATTAAGTAGCACACAAATTATTTTGAATGCTTATGGTACTGCCGCTCAATATTTAAACAACGGTTACGGTACAACTGCAATACCTTTAACAACTGCTACAGGTACGTTAATTGGACGCACTGATAATATTGTTCTTGGTACAAATAACGGCGGATCATTCACTGGTACACTAGCAAATAATAGTCCAACTATCACTGGCGTTCCATCAACTGTGTTTTCTTATATAGCAAATGGAGCAAGTATTAATGCTGGTAATGGCGGTCCAATTCCTGGTTCGACCGTGATATTGTCTTTCAATAGTGTTGCACAAACTATTACATTAAGTAACAATGCTACCAATAGTGGTTCGTTTACAATTACGTATACTTCAAACACTATCATAACTAGTGCTCCTGCAACTGCAACCACAACAAGCCAATATATACAGTTCACTAATTTAAGCACTACAATGAGTGTTTATACTAACGATAGAACACAATATATTACTGCCGGTATGACTGTTTTTGGTAACGGATTTACTAGTGGTCAAACAGTTATCAGTGCTACTGCAAGTACTACTGGTGCACCTACTACAACTATTGTGTTAAGCGCACCGCCAAATAGTACTCCGTTTGGCGTACTTGGATTTACACAACTAAGTTCAACTACTGGTCCATGGTATACAACATTTACTATTGCATCACAAGCTACTGCGCCTATTGTTGACTGTTACTATAATATTGCCGGTAATAGCAATACAAAATATAACGGTTGGAATCAGGCAGTTGCAAGCACTACAAACAGTATAACGTTTGCCTACACAACTGATCCAGAAAGTACTATAGTGGTAACTTACGTAAGTAATACTGGTACCACATTAAAGGTATCTAGTACTACTGGTTTATCAACTGGTATGATCATCCGAGGTGGTGGTATTGGTGGTTATTTTGGCCAAACAATTACTGCAATCAGTGGAGATGGCATAACATTAACTACTAGTGGTACACCAACTGGAACTCCGAGTGGTAGCTTAACGTTTACTATTCCGTACGGAACAGGCTCAACTACATTTACAAGTAACGTAGTTGGTATTAGCCGTCCTATGAGTACTGTTACAAGTAATGCTTTACAAGCAGGTTACCAAGCAGGCAGTGCGGCACAAATTACAACACGTATTAGTACATGCCGTTGTTCAGCACACGACTTGTTAGATATCGGTACTGGTGGTTATAACACTACAAACTATCCATATCAAATTTACGGTAATCCATTTATTAAGGCTAACCAAACACAAGAAATTAAAGAAGAAACAGTTGGTCGTGTATTCTATGTAACAACTGACCAAAACGGTATCTTCCGTGTTGGACGTTTCTTTACAGTTGACCAAGGTACTGGTACTGTTACATTCAGCGCAAGTATTGCGTTGAGTAACTTGAACGGTTTAGGATTTAAACGTGGTGTGGTAGTTGCTGAGTTCTCAACAGACTCAACAATGACTAACGATGCGTCAGATACTGTTCCAACACAAAGTGCTGTTCGTGGCTACGTAGATAACCGTTTAGGTATTCAACAATCTGGTTCAACAACACCTGCAACTGCATTAATTGGTAAAGGCTTTATGAGCTTGGGTGGTGAGTTACCAATGAAGAATAATATGTCAATGGGTGGATATACTATTGGCAGCTTAGGTAATCCACTATTATCAACAGATGCCTCTACAAAAGGTTATGTTGATATTACAGTGGCAGGTGTCAACGGCCTTGCTAAATTAGGTGACGTTTCTATCACTAGCCCTGTTAATCAAGGACTATTAGTTTATAATGGAACTACCAGCAAGTGGACAAGTGCTAATCTTTCACAAGGTGTTGGCGGTACTCCGTTCAGCGATGTATTAATTACATTCGATGGAACTACATTAACCAGCACAGTACAAGGTAGCATTGTTAATGCAACTTACACAACAGTAAGTGGTAGCAATTTAACAGTCAGCAGTACTACTGGTATTATACCAGGTATGACTGTAACTGGTACTGGATTTATTTCAGGGCAAACTGTTGTAAGTATTACCAACACAGTCATACTTGTATTAAGTGCGCCTCCAGATAGTACACCAAACGGTACTATAACATTTACTCGTGCTGGTGTTATTGTCAACAACAAAGTAAATCAGTATGCGGCTGTTGCACAAAGCAAATTAGCTATGCAGATTGCAACTGCTAGTCCAACAACTGTAACATCTACTCCTGCAACTGCTCCTACTTATAACGTAGTGAGTGCTGGATTGTTTGTCACTGGTAAGCGATATTTGATCCAGTCTATTGGAAGTACAAACTTTATAGCTATTGGGGCAAGTGCTAATCAAGCTAATTTAGTATTCCAAGCAACTGGCCCTGGCACAGGAACTGGTATTGCTCAAGAGTTGGATATTATTCAATCAGCTAACGGTCTTGCAAGTTTCAACGGTTATGTGTTTACAGTAAACAATGGTTGGGTTGATTTAAAAACTGCAACCAATACTAGTGCAAGTGGCACAGCAGGTGTTGACGGTATCAGTCCAACTAAACTACAGTTTATTGCCGCTAACTCAGTTCTTGCTAACACAACTAATGGTGTTGCCGGAGTAACTGCGGTAACAACACAAAGTATGGTTGCCAACGGTGACGGTATCCGTAACCAAGATATTCCAACAAGCACAAGTATTACAGGTGCAATAATCCGTACACAAGTAAGTCCAAGTGTGTACGATGTAACACCAATCACAACAACTGGTGGCAATAACAGTCTTGTTAAAACTGACGGTAGTGGTAATATTAACATACAAGGTATTAAGTTCTCTAACTTACCAGCTGTTGGTAATATGATAGACTTAGGTGGCGGTAGTACAACATTAACATTCTACACACCAAATAGCGCGGCTAGTGCTAAGTTTATGACAGCTACTTATACTAACGCTAACAACAGTCCAACAGTTACTTACTACGGTACACAAGACTTTACGGCTAGTACTGTATCCATGTTAGTAACAAATATCAGCACAAGTAGTTCAAACAATACTACTGCTGGTTTGTTAACTGGTGCTTGGAAGTTGAATTCAAGTAGTTCATTAGATTTAAATACTAATAGCAACACGTTAAAAGTTAAATCTATTGTTACTGACGGTACTGACACTGGTCAATGTACAATGCAAGGTGTTTATACACTAACTGGTAACAGTAAACTGCAAGCTACATACGCTGACTTAGCTGAATGGTATACCTCAGATAAAGACTACGAACCAGGCACAGTACTGGTATTCGGCGGTGATTCTGAAACTACTACTACCACAACATTTGGCGACAGTAGTGTAGCAGGTGTAGTAACAACTGATCCGGCTTATACAATGAATGACGGGTTAACTGGAACTAGAGCTTGTATTGCACTAGCAGGTCGTACTCCAGTTAAAGTATTAGGCACTGTTAAGAAAGGTGACTTATTAACTACAGCTAGCGTAGCAGGTTACGCTTGTAAAGCAATGAATCCGCAAATTGGTACAATCATTGGTAAAGCACTAGAGAATAAAGATACAGCAGGCTTTGGTGTAATTGAAGTTGCTGTAGGGAGAATGTAATGGCTAGAACGAGTTTAATAACATCAAGCGTTTCCAACGATTTAGTTGTTAATACTGGCACTGCTACAAATGCTCGTAACGGTGATCCGTTACGTACTGCATTTACCAAGTTGAATACATCAATCGCAGATGCAGAAGCTAATTTTATTGATTTATATACAAATTATGTAAGTGCTACTGGGTTGGCATCAACCCTTAGCACGTATGCTACTTTAGCTAGTGTAACTAATTCAGTACAATCTATAATATCAACTAGTTCGGCTGCATCAACGATTGCAAGTGCAACAACTATTGCTCCTACAAATAAAATTACATTTATTTCTGGAGTCGTACAAATTACTACAATTACAGTGCCGGCAAGCATGGTTAGTAGTGGCGGGCAGTTGACCTTAATTCCAACAGGAGCATTTACCACAGCGACAAGCGGTAATATTGCCCTGTCATCTACGGCCGTTGTGAATAAAGCGTTAATAATGACTTACGATAGTGGCACAAATAAATGGTATCCTAGTTATTAATAAATACTAAAAGAGAGCGCAAACCATGGCAATTCAAACAATTAATATCGGACAATATGCAAATGACGGGTCAGGTGACGATTTACGTACAGCATTTACTAAGGTAAATGCAAATTTTGCCTTACTAGGCACTGATATTCCTGTTGCAGAAGCTACCAATTTAGGAACTAATTCCGTCATAGCTACAAATGTTAATAAATTAGGCAGCGGTCCTTATACTGTTATTTTTACTATTCCTGCACAGCTATCCGCACCAACAACTGGTGTGTACTATTATGTGACTGGGTGTTCTACTGTTGGTTATAACGGATATTATTTGTGTTCTGGCAGTACAATTAATACAATTAGTTTAACATATCCTACTAATCCAGGCACATTTACAGTTACTACTCCAACAACAATTAGTACTAGCATTGGAATTTATAGCGACAAAAATGCTAATGCTTTAGAATTTAACAGTATTAAAAGTAGCGATAATAGCGTAGTAATTACTCCTAACAACGGAGTGATTGATATACGTGCTGGCGCAGGAGTTGTGAATGATCCTAGTCCAAGTTTAGGCGGCAATTTATATCTTAATGGACATATCATTAATGGTTCAAATGGAGATATACAAAGTACAGTCTACGGTGTACGAGTAGACGTACTTAATGCAGTTGTTGCATTACTACTACAAAATAATACATATACTATTGATTTTGGTACAGTTGTTGGAAATTATAGTACAGCAAATTTAGACATGGGATATATTACTACTCCTATCGCAAACGGATTAGATTTTGGACATTTCTAAATCGAGCATACAGGATTAACTAATGCTTAATATTTGGACTCAACCTTCAGGCTATACTTGGACTCAAAATCAATTTGGTTATGATTCTGGACGCACTTATTTTGACGAACGAAAAACAATATTCGATCTAGGTCCTATTGTTGAAAGAATTAATGTTAATTTGCCATTACCCGTTAGTCGTACTACAGGTATTACCTATACAGTAATTTCAGGTAGTTTACCACCAGGAATGACCATAAGAAATAATTCTATACAAGGTATTTCATATGGAATTGTTCGAGATACTACTTTTACATTTTGCATACGAGCCAGTGACGGTACAAATATTGCAGATAGAACTTTTAATATAACTGTTGCTACAGGTGGCCCTCCTAAATTTATCACTAAAGCAGGACTATTACCGTTAGGAACAAATAATCAAAAATATATTCTTAATAACAGCTTTATCAATTATCAATTGCAAGCCGTCGATTATGACGATCAACCAATAAATTATTTCATTGCCGCTGGTGATGGAAAACTTCCGCCAGGTGTTAGTTTAAGTTCTTCAGGACTGCTAACTGGTTTTGTTAATCCTGTATTAACTGTTCCACAACAAACTACTGGTATCGGCGAGTACGATAACGATTTTTATGATTCAGGATTTTATGACTTTGCATCTAGACCAACTAACGGCTACGATTCATACAAATATGATTTAGAAATTTTTGACTTTAATACACCAACATTGCCTCCAAGTAGTATTAATCAATTGTACGAATTCGTAGTAACTGCGGTAGCAGGAGTTAAGTCAATACGTCAAACATTTGCTATCTTTGTTGTAAGTCCAGAATTACTAACAGCTGACGATACAGTAGTATCAGATGACACTACTGTGTTTACTGCTGACGTTACACCTCTTGAACCGCCTTTATTTGTAAATGATACTAATTTAGGAACCTTTAGAGCTAATAATTATGTACTTGTAGAAATAAACACGTTTACTAGTAGTACTACTGTTAATCCGACTTTTGCCTTAACTACG